GTTGATAGAAACGTCATGTATGCAAAGATCTTTCTAAAGCCAGCCAGGGCTATCGAATTTATCGCGATAGACTTTATTATTACTAACAGTGGCGCATCTTTTGAGGATTAAAGCTGTTGTTCAACTATTTAAAAATGTATACTAGTAGTATTACAGGAGATTATGAAAAATGACATATAGTTTTTGGAACGAAGCAGCTTTAGAGCCAAAAAGAAAGTTTAGATGGATGCTTTACTTTTCCGGGCTGCCTCAGTTTATTGTAAAATCGGTAAAAAAGCCGTCTTTTAAGATTCCATCGAAGGCCCACGATTTTTTGAACTATAAGTTCAATTATCCTGGTCGCGTTACCTGGGATCCTATTGATTTTACCCTTGTCGATCCTGTACAACCGGATGCAGTTCACAGTTTTATGCAAATTTTGGAAACTGCGGGGTATCAATTTCCAGATAATTTTAACGTTCAAGAACCTACTGACGATGCCGGCTTCGGGATCAAATCTATTACGAAAAACTCTATGTCTACAGCTATAGGAGGAGAAATCCAACTTGTTCAGTTGGCGTCGAATCCTTCGCCATCATCCGGCGGTACAGCAGGCGCAAATGCTGCAGCAGCAGCGACCATGATAGAGGTTGAAAAGTGGATAATTTATAACCCTCTGATAACTAGTGTTGATTTTGACAGCCTGGACTATTCTAGTGAAGAACTGTTAAACATAAAGGTTGGCATTACTTATGACTGGGCAAAGCTTGAATCCATTGATGCCGCTCGGACATTTTCGATCCAAGCACCCGGATTAACTGGGTTTGGGTCTGATGGCAGTTCAGAAGGCGGCTAAAGAAAGTATTATTTATGAAAGTGAGGATACATGTCGAGAGACAATTCAAAAAGACTTGGTGATCACCCATCAAGCCCTCTGCCTCCAAAGAGAGTTACAGAGGTCCCGCACCACACGGGGTTTCAAAATAGTCAAAACTCAAGTTTACTGGATATAGCAGCGAACCTACCACCGGACTCGGTTATTTTACCATCCGCTGGTAGATTCTATGATGAAACCAGCACACTTCATGG